TGTATCGGTTGAGTGCGCTGAGAATAGTGCTGGTGGCGCACTAGTCCCCAGACCTAAGCGGCCACTGGAGTCCAGGCGCATGCGCTCACTAGCGCCACTACCAGTGCCAAAAGATATGTAGCCGCTTGCGTTATCAGCACTTAAACCAATGCCTGCCGCCGACGATGTATAGATAGCAGCACCACCGGGTCGAATTTGACCGTATTGCGCGTAACCAGTGCCGCCAATTCCAAAAACGGCGTTGCTTGTCCCATTGCTTGCAGACAAGGCCGCAATAGCCCCTGTGCCAGGGTTGCTATTTGCGACAATCGCAAAGGCGTTGCCGTTGACTGACTGTGATACTTCAAGCACCGAAGATGGGGCTGCTACGCCAACCCCCACCTGCCCACTCGCATCTACAAACAACCGCCCCGTGCCATTAGTTGAGATGGCTATCTCATTTGCACCTGGGCGGTAAAAGCCTGTGTTTGGATATGACGTAAAACTAATTGAAGGATTGGCCGCACTCCCTGGAGCAAATACACCCGAAGTAATTGTATAAGTGCCGCCACTGATACTAGTGAAGTTACCGCTAGTAAAGTTCGCAGTCGTGCCAGTGACTGTGACACCTGAGATTGTTTGGCCTTTAATTGTATTACCAGATACAGTTCCAGTGACTGTTAAGTTCCCAGAAGTAGAGGCAAGTAAACCAGAAACCGAAATAGTCTGATCACTTCCAGCATTGGTGAAAGTGATATTATCTACCTTAATAAGACCGTATGGCATGATAACCTTTTTTCTTTATTTTACTGTACAAATAAATAGATAAGTCTACGGAAGAACCGTGATAGTGCCGCGAATAATCAAACCTGCATCCCCTGAAATTACACCGGAAGAAATTAAAGTGGGCGTAGCTCCAGAGGGAGCGGTAAATACGCCACTTACACCAGTAACAGCACCTGTAATGGAAACGCCAGAACCAAAAAAACCAGATCCTACAACGTTTAAGTTGCCAGAAACTGTGGTGTTAGTAAAACTAAGGTTGGTTGCTTGAAGAGTATTAAATACACCAGTGGCGGCATTTACGTTTACGCCGGTGATCGTGGTACCAGTCACGTAAGTAAAGACGCCAGTTGCACCAGTGACCGTTGTACCGATTACAACTGCACCCGAAACACTGGTAGTAAAAACGCCAGCAACGCCAGTGAGGTTAGTGAAGGCGCCGGTGTTTCCTGTGACGGTAGTGCCGGAAGCAAGTACAAATACCCCAGTGCCTGCCGTGACATTTGTAAATTGACCACTAGTACCTGTTATGGTTGCGCCAGAAACTTGTGACGTAAAGACACCGGAAATACCGGTGATATTTGTAAATGCAGCTGTGGTACCAGTAATGGTTGTGCCTGAAACACGGCTAGTAAATGTACCAGAAACACCTGTGATATTTGTTGTTAAAATAGTGTTTCCAGTAACTGTGGAGCCAGATAGGTTTGTGTAGACACCTGAAACACCAGTGATTACAGCAAAACGACCGGCATCTCCAGTAATCATGGCCCCAGATAAGAACTGGGTAAAGACACCAGAAATACCACTTACATTTCCAAAAGCACCCGTATTACCAGTGACGGTTGCGCCTGAGACCCTTGCCGTAAATGTCCCGGATACTCCAGTGACATTAGATGCAAGTACCGTATTTCCGGTAATGGTTGCACCAGAAAGTTGTGTAGTAAAAACACCCGATACACCATTTACGGCAGTAAAGTTTGCCGTTGTACCAGTAACTGTTGTTCCTGATAAAGTGCCAGTAGCTTGTACACCGTTTGCAAATTGCGCAAGCCCGGTTACGGTCAATCCACTTGCGACGGATAGGTTGCCGCTAACGTTAAGAACTGGAGTAGAAAGGGTTTGGAATGTGCCAGTGGTTGCGGCAATGGTTGTACCTGTAAACGTCGTCCCGCTTAACGTTGTATAAGTGCCAGAAGTAGCCGTGACCTGGTCACCTGTTATTGCCGCGCCTGACAACGATTGAAATTGACCACTCGTAAAGTTAGCAGTGGTTCCTGTTGCGGTTGTAGTTGTTACCGTAACACCATTGACATTAGTGCCTTGGACATTGGTACCAGTAATTGTCAGGCCGCTTACAGTTCCGCTTACAGTTACATTGTTTTGTACAAGAATACCGCTGAAGGTTCCAAGACTGGAGCTATTGATTGCAGCGAAAGTACTTGTACCCGTTACGGTAAGATTTCCGGCAATAGTGACGTTACCGCTGAAGGTAGCACCGCTGGCCGGAGCGTAGTAAATATCTAGGTATTCTTTAAACTGCGTAAAAGTAATCTTCTTGTTACGTAGTGTAGGGTCTACCTCAAAAACGTGGACAAGCGTCAGCAAGTCCTGCTCATCAATAGCAGCGCCATTAATTGCCGGAAATTCGGAAATCCTTCTATTTGCCACCTGCTATTCGTACAGAATACCTATGCTTTAATTATAAAGCTTTTTACTTAGCGCACTTTAACCTCAATACGCGGCAACATGCTTGAAACAAAGTTCCACGACACTTGAATTCCTGTTACAATCCCACAAGACAACAAGATCACAAGCAGTAATTCTGCAACTGTAAAATTGCGACGCACATAAATCACTTGTGGTTGCTGTGGAGCAAAAGCGCGTTGAGCAATGGTCTGCTGGATGGCACGCTCTCGAGCAATCGCCTTCATCTCAGCCAGTTGTTCAGGCGTGATCTGTGGCTCCAGAGGAGGTTGCGCTGGTACTTGGCTAGGAGAAACCTGTTCTTCCATTGTCACAAATGGTTTTGTTGACAGACTAACATATAAACAGAACGCTTGCAGTTATGAGTTACGGAATCAGAAAAGGACTAGAAGACATTGCACAGGAACTGAAAGGAATCAGGAATATCCTTGGTTCCATGTGGCATAGCCGATATTCAAACGGAGAAACTGACGCCTTGTGTCCCGATGCTTATGCTGATGAATATATTTCGACTGAAGAATGTGGCCGGCGTCTTGGGGTATCCGACCAGACAGTGAGAAACTGGATTGCAATCGGACGAAAAGAACCTGCAAAAGGCTGGGTAGAAGGCATCCATTACGTCAACATTTCCCCTGGGGCCAACCGTAAAGCAGTGATGCGAATCCCCTGGAACCAACTGGTTCAATCCTTTGCCAAAAACCGTGACCTTACGGCAAGTGATCTGAGAGGTGGACCCAGAATGTATAAGTCGACTAATGACTTTCTTGAATGATGGCACATCGATTTCAAATTGTAGATATCGATGAGGTCACCATCGATAATTATCAGGAAACTTTACCTGAGTCCTTGGCAAACCAAGTGGAAATGTTCCTGCCACCCAGTGGCTCATTTGATGACGGATGCCTACGTCGTTACCTTGAAAACTTAAAAAAATACGAAGAAGAAGACGCTAACTCGGGAATGACCTTGGCAAATAGATTGCGTCTTGTGTTCCAAGATCTACAGCCTGATACGATCTGTGGCAAGTTTCCACAAGCAGAACTGCCATTGAAGAGAAGGCTTCGTTGCGTTGCTGAGTACCTAATTCGCTCTGGTGAATTCAATAAAGTGCGAGACAGCGCCGGTAAACTGGTTAAAAAACGTGGCATCCTAGGCAAACTGGTTGTGCTTTACCAACCGACCGAAAAGCTTTTAGAATCGCTACAACGCCAAGGACTTATAGAAAAATGTCAAACCGACGCGAAAAGCTGATTGCTTCTGTCATCGGCTCAGAGATGGACGAGACTAAGGCCAAGGTCCTTGAAGGTACATTGAATCTGATCCTTGGTGACATGGGCCAACATTACTGCAAGATGTGGGAACTTGAAGGGCCGGGAGTTATGGTCTTTCAGCCGCAAAATGAGGAACGTTCTATGTTTTTCATGACACTCAAAGAGCTGCACTCAGCGCAAGAGGAGTGTGAACGGGAGAATAACGGCGATCTGGCCGAAACATTCAGACGCGTTCTTGGGGCAGCACAAAAGATTGATCCCCTGGAAAAAGCTGGTTACCTCATTAATGATCATGCAGGCATGCGTTACCTAGAAATTGACTACAACAAGGTGGATGAAAAGAAATGACCGATGGTGTTCGCAAGGTTAAATCAAAGTCTGAAGAAATTGAGTGGATCACCAGCTCTGACCTTGTATGTGCAGCTAATGAGCTGATGGGTGGCATTGACTTGGATGTGGCCAGTTCCAAGCTTGCTAACGAGTACGTGCAGGCTAAACAGTTTTACACACCGTCAGACGATGCGTTGAATTCGCAACTCTGGTATGGAAACGTATATTTATTTCCGCCCTCCGGTGCTTATTTCTGGGACAAAAAGAACGAAAGGTGGAAGATGACACGTGCTTCTGCATTGTCCTTGACATCTTCCCATGCCGTATGGTTTCGGCGTTTGTACCACGAATGGCTGTCAGGTGAAGTGAAGCAGGGTCTTTACTTTAGCAACTGCCCTGACATGATTCGTTACGAGCCTAAGATCTTTAAGTTTCCGATGTGCATCTTAAAAACCATACCAAAATTGAATCGTCATCGCCAGGGCAAGGTGGAGACTGCAACCACGTGCACTTCTTTCCTTGTGTATTTGCCTCCCATGGATTCGGCAACTGAAGCCACCGAACGATTTATTGACATTTACTCGGAACGCGGACATATCCTTTCGTGAACCGGGTATACTAAAAGACGATTACAAGGAACTATGAGCGTCCTCGCCGACTGGGAGATCAAACAGCTTGCTGTAGAAAAGGGTATGATTGAACCCTTTGTTGATCACCTAGTTAACAAAGAGAACGGACGCAAGCTTCTTAGCTATGGACTTAGTTCATACGGCTATGACATCAGGCTTTCCCCTGGGCAGTGCTTAATTTTTGGTAAGGTCCAGGCTGGGGACTGCGATCCAAAGAACTTTGATCCTGCGATCCTCAAGCCTGCCGACCTGCTGGAAGATGAACGTGGTCAGTACTTCTTGCTTCCTCCGTACGGCTATTGCTTGGGCGTTGCACAAGAACGTTTGCAGCTGCCACGTGATGTCACTGTCGTCGCCGTGGGCAAATCGACTTATGCTCGCTCAGGCATCCTTGTCAACATCACGCCTGCTGAAAGTGGCTGGGAAGGTTACCTGACGCTAGAAATCAGCAACTGCACGGGACTCTTCAATCGCATTTATGCAAACGAAGGGATCACCCAATTGCTCTTCTATCGTGGCAACCCTTGTGAGGTTAGTTACCAGGACCGAAAGGGCAAGTATCAAGACCAGCCAAGTAACGTAGTGTTCTCTCAGGTTTAAAACCCTTTGCCAAATTGGGACTGTGGCTTACGGGAATATGCCGTACTACCTACAGTCCCATAAGCGTCACCGTCCTCATTGAAAACGGTGGGCTCAGTAATTTGAGATCTTTGTTGATATGCGCCGGCAGACCTTGCTGCACGCATAAACTTTGCTACGTTATTTTGTTTGTCATTTACAGAATCAGCAGATCGACGTTCCGTTGATTCAATGCGTCGCATGTCTGTGTCATACGCCTGCTCTGGCCTTAGGTCCGATACTTCGGCTCCTGAGGTGCCAGAGTTGTTACGCGGGTCGTATGTGGGCCTGTAAGTGTTTGCCATCTTATCATTGTAAGAGACGTAAATCGCTTACACACCGTGATGCATTCCGCCGCAGGATTCCTGGACAGTTTTGTTCAAGATGAACTGGATTGTCGTTGTCTTACTGAAGAAGATTTTGGCGCACCTCTTGCCAAC